TTTTGGGGGTTGCCCTCAGTTTTAGACTCTAAACAAAACAAAAGTGCATGAGGTTTGGTAGTTTCCTCTTGAAATAAAACTACCATTTAAAATTATACAAAACCGAACAATTGTTCGAAAGCCTCCAAATATATTTAGCCTCAAAAAATATTTTATACTATTGACTTATAAGCAATTATTACCTATAATATAATTATTAATATTAAGGAGAATCAAAAATGAGACAATACCCCATTTGGAATGAAATCAATAGTTGTATCTACTCTAACTATAACAAAAGGTCTGGTAATAAAAGTTATGGAGTGCGAGAACATTCAGAAATCAAAATGAAAGTTGGAACATCAAGACAAAATTCATTTGATTTTGCTACAATAAAACAATCAGTTAAAAAAAATGACGATGGTTCACTAACATTTAGATTAAAAGTAAACGACCAAGTAATCCTAGAAGGAGATTACAATACAAAAGATAAAACAATAAAAGTAACACCTAAAGTTGTTGAAATGCTTTAAGAGAGGAGAATGAAAATGACTAATGATGGTTGGAGCGACAGCCTACATAAAGAGTTTAATGATTGGGGTAAAAAAAATAATTTAGAATTAGAGAGTGCCAATTTAATGCTTACAATGGGCATTGATAACAATGGTAAAAAATTAACTATAAATCAATTAAAATGGTTAGAAAATTTTTGTCAAGAATGGGATAAAGAAACTAATTAAAAAAAATCATGTAATTAAAGACTCTTCGGAGTCTTTTTTTACTTTACTAATCGGGTCGGGTCGGGTCGGGTCGGAATTAAAAAAAAATAAGCCGAAAAAAATAAAAAAAAATCACTAAAATTTTCAAAAAATTTAAAAAAAAATTAAAAAAATATTATTTTAAACCCGAACAATTGTTTGTTTTTATATTAAAAAACTTATAAATATAAGCATTTAATGCTTTACACGCCTAAGTAAAAAGTGTAATTAAGTATTAATGCGAACAATTATTTTATTAGGAGAATCAAAAATGTCTATATTTACACAAGGTCTAGAAATAGAGTTTCAAGGTATTAGTAAAAGATTTGTAGATGATTTATTTCATGTGACTCGTTTTAATGATATACCATTATCAAATCTATTAAGAATTGAATTAGAACACGCCGAGTCAATAGAAGTAATTTTTCCACCGTTAGTATACTATGCAAATGGATTTAAAATAGGCAATTCGCATGATTTAATCAAAACGGTTGTTGATTTATTAATTGAGAATGGAGCAACTACATCTAATGCAAATGGTATTCATGTACATCAATCAATATTACCTATTAAAAATATACATCCATTTGATTTAAATAATCATATTATTAAAAATTTTAATTTAAATATGAGACCTAGTAGTATAACTAAAAATTCTTTTTATAAATTAGAAGTTTCAAGAGTTATGTTAAAATATTTAGATTTAGAAAATGAAGTTAACTACAAGGTTTTTAAAGATGTAGTTAAGAGATATACTAAATCAATAGGTACTTTAAATTTATTTTTTAATCATAGTAGAACGAATAATAGGTTTGCTCAAACTTACAGTTATAGTCAATTAGTTAGTATTTCAAATTCTAATAATTTTCAAGATTTGATAAATGTACAAAATGGAGAAAAGTTTTATAATATTAATTTTTTATCAATTACAACTATTAAAACTGTAGAGTTTAGACAATGTCATTCAATATTAGATTATAATTTTATTCATAATTGGATGGGTTTTATTGATAATTTAATTAATCATTCAATTAACAGATTTATTGAAATTAAAGGCAAAATAGAAAAAATTGACTCTCCTAAAGAATATCCATCTTCAAGAGCTAAAAGCAAGGCTACAGTGTATAAGCTTTGCAGAACTCCTGATGGAGCTTCTACACGTAATTTGATGGCTTTATGTGAAAATACTGAACAAAGAATTAGGGCTATTATTTCAGAATTAAGACATGAATTTGGACAAGAATTGATTGAAACAGTTGATGCTATAAATCAGGGTATTCGTTATGGTTCTGGAACTGATAATACTATTTATAAAATAAAAGAATCATATATTAAAACTACACAAGATTCATTTGAACTTAAAAATATTACCACTAGACCTACAGCAAATATATTTGGCTCTTTAAATGATGATACTTTGCTTTATTTTACTAGAATTATAAATGGTATTTAATACCATTTATAAAAGACAATTGTTCGTTTTTAAAAAGGTAGTTTTTAAGCTACCTTTTTTTTATGTAATAAAATCAATGTTTTAAGGTACCCTAACAATATATACTAAAAAGAATCGGAACGGATTCCAAAATATAGGGGACCCCATTTTTGCAAGTGTTTATATAACGTCAGTTGCACCATGTTCCCCACAAATAAAAACTAATAATTTGACATAATAGGCATTAAGTGCTATCTATAGTTATATTAATTAAAAGAGAGGAATAAATGAATAAATATAAAGTAAACGTGGGGGAAGTTTTTACTTTTGAAGCTGACGATCCTTCAGGAGTTGTTGATTTTTTAAAAAGTGTTAGTCCTGTGGTGGCTGCTGAGAATGATGAAAAAAAGGTATTAAGATTTTTTGCAAACTCGATGGCAAATTACGATCATCAATCGTATCGTTTTACAAATAAGAAAGATTTTTCTGAAGATATGATGAAATACGGACATTTAACAAGAGAGGAAGATTAAGTTATGGCAAAAAGATCTATGTATAGTGATATGAATCGTAAAGAATTGTTTAATTATAGAAATGAGAAGGGTTGGTCACAACAAAGGATGTCTGAGGAGTTAGGATTATCGTTACGTCAGTATCGTTATTACGAAACAGGAGATAAAAAAATACCTTTAACTGTTGAGAAGGCTTTTTGGTATATTAAACATTACGATATTTCTAGATATGACGTTCAACTGTAGATATTTGTTGACAAATTTATTAGATTCGTTTACTAATTAATTTCCTTTTATAGATTTTTTGTAGGCATTTAAAAGTTGTGCAAGATCGTTTAAATGTCTTTGCATTGATAAAAATAGTTCAGGATAATGTGGGGAGAGTTTTTTTCATTTGATTTCTCTCCCCATTTTTTTTTAAAAGTCTTCTTTTATTAATTTCAAGAAAATGTTTGTAAAAAATAAAATTTTGTTTTATCTTCTGAAGAATTATATCTTAATTTGGAGATAAATTCATGGTAACACCGACAGATCCCAACATAACGAGTAACAAATCGCAAGTTCCGATGGCTACGGACATGAATAGACGTATGGGTTTTAATAATTTTATGAGGGAGGTTCAAGGAGCAGTACCAACGATGCCATATGTTGCTCCAGAGATGCCGAATGTGTTGCCAGAAGTGAATATGATGGCACAAAGTCCGTTTTTACCGATGAATGTACCGATGCAACCACCGATGCAAACGGCTGTTTTACCTCCTTTAGGTTCACTGCCTTCATCGAGGGGGATGGGAAGTGGGTTAGGTTCGCAGCCGATGGCGACACCCATGCAACCGATGATGATGCAGAATGGTGGAGGTGTATACAAAGGAGCACAATTAACTGAAGAGGAATTAAATTTTGCAAAGGCTTTAAATGAAGCGAGAAATATTACAGGTGATCAATCAACATATACCTATGGTGCTGGTAATAAAAAAGGACAAATAATTACTTTTGACGATGGAACTCAATTAACGCAAAGAGGTAGGAATATTTCGATAACTAATCCAGAGGGAGAAGTGATTGATACCTATAAGGCTGATAATGTGGGTGAGGCATTAGATGATTTTCAACAAGGAAAAGCTCAAGATGTGATTGAGCAGTATGGTGGTGTTGACGATTCAACAGTGAGTGCTGTTTTAGATGCTGAAGCTGCTGCGAGGCAGAGGGCAAAATCAAGAGGAGATGCTTTTGATAAGATTGTAGCTGATCGAAATAGATTAAATGTTGCTTTGGGTAGACCAGAAAACATAATTGATAGGGAAGATCTCATATCACAGGTTCAAGACAGTAAAACTGGTAGTTTTCTTGGTGATTTAAAAGCAGCTGGTCAAGATATTTTTGATTTAGTGACCACTGGAGATCCGTTAGGAACAACAAGAGTACCAAGTGGAGCAATATCCTCTGCAACTATGCCACCATCTAGACCATCTGATGAAACTACTGTGACAACAACCATAAATCCATTTTCTGGTCCATACCAAGATGAAATTTTAAGGCAAATAACTAAAACACCAAATGAAATAATTACTACTCCATTTGGAGAGAATCAATTAAGTTTTACAGATCCTTCTTTTTTCCCACCCACAGGTGCGATGAGTCCTTTTCCTAGCGGTACAGCAAATTTTGCAGAGGGATCTCCATTTGCACAACCTAATTTTGGAGAGGGGATAACATATACAGAACCTTTTGGATATCCATCTAATTTTAATCAATTAGCTGATTTTCTTAATATTATTACTGAACCTCCTAAAGCTCCTTTATCTGATGAGGACAAAAGAAAAGTTGAACTATTAACTGGTGATGCTCTACAAAATGCCACGACTTTAGAGGATATTGAAAAAGTTCAAACAATAATTGATAATCTTGAAGGTCCAAAAGTGCCTAATTTTTTTAATACACCTGGTAATGTTGTTACATCAGGGGGAGGAATGTTTCCTAATTTTGACAATATAATTAACACACAAGTTTCAAGTCCTCCTGGATCTCAAGGAAGTCCAAGTTTTTTTGGTAATTTAGGTAAACAAATTTCAGACGCATTTAAAGACTCTAGATTGCCAACTGTGATAGATGACATTGGTGATGCCTTTGGAAATATAGTTCCCCAAGCAGGAGCATCAGCAGTTGCTGTTCCATCAACAGCAGTGGGAGGCATAGGAGTATCACCTCCTTCTCAATCAGTTAGTGCTCCTAGCACTCCATCTCTTACAAATATTACAGGTGCATTAAATATTCCCACTAATATTTTAAGTGGATTAGGGCAATTTGTAAAAAGATTACCTGGTGTAAATGTACTTAGCACTGCTTTAAGTCCAACTCAAATGGGTGATGCAACTTTACCAGATGCTTTATTTGAAAATTTTGCAACTACAGCAGGATCTGTTCCTGGAGCTATATCTTTAGCACCAACTACCGATGTAACTGCACCGAATTTACCGATTAACATTGATACACCATTTACTGGTGTTCAAACGCAAGATTTAACTAACGTTGGTTTGCCTAATTTATCAATAACTAATTTATTAGCTAATCAGTTGTCAGATACTCTTCCTAATGTGGGTAAAACGACAACATCATTTGCTTCTACATTTCCAACAGTAACTGATATAGGGGTTGCTCAACCAAGTTCTTTTGTTGCTCCATTTCCCTCAGTAGATGACATAGGAATAGCACCACCAAAATCTTTTGTTGATACCACTAAAACTGGCACTGGAACTGATTTAATTACAGATACTGGATTACAAACAGGTACAAAAGAAGCTACTAAAACTGGTACAGGAACAATAACTGATACGCAAACTGGATTACAAACTGCAACAGGTACAGATCAAGCAACAAAAGATCAAACGATGGAGAATCTTTTAAAAGCAAATGCTTCAACTTTAAGTTCTTCAGAAATACAAGCTTTAATTGATGCTTTCTATGCAGCTAATCCTAACTTAAATCCAGCAAAAACAGGATTGTCAACTGTTCCAGGTGGTACCACAATTACTGGTGATCCAGATGGACCACCACTAGGACCACCATCAGGACCACCACCAGGACCACCAGCAGGAGGAGGAGGAGATGGACCTCCACCACCACCAGGAGGAGGATTTCAAGTAGATCCATTTCCACCACCAGCAGGACCACCACAACCACCACAACAACCACCACCAGGAGGAGGAGAAACACCACCACCCCCACCATCTGATGATGGTGATCCTCTTGTTCCGTTTTATGATCCAGAGCCATCAACTTCTCCAACAGATCCAGAAACTGAGAAAGTTGTTCAAACTGTTGGAGGAAGTGCTTCGCAACCAGTTTTTGAAGATCCATTTTTTAATAGAAGATTAAGTGGTGAGGTAGAGGGATTAAGATTTAATCCAATCGCAGGTGTTTCAAATACATTAAATCGAGCTGCAGATGATTTTTTAAGTTCATTCGTGTAAAATGGAAGATATAAGTGAATTTGCTGAATATTTAACAAATGAGGAGCTTCAAAAAATAGCTCCGATGATTGATAGGTTAACTTTATTAGAGAATCGAAAGAAAAGAGAAGATAATTTTTTAGAGTTCGTAAAGTTTGTTTGGCCGCAGTTTATTCAAGGGAATCATCATAAAATTTACGCACAAAAACTTCAAGACGTTGCAGATGGTAAGATTAATCGTCTTATTATTAATATGCCTCCAAGACATACGAAGTCTGAATTTGCGTCTTATTTATTTCCCGCATGGCTTATGGGTAAAAACCCCAATAAAAAAATTATTCAAGCTACTCACACGGCAGAATTGGCTGTTGGGTTTGGTCGAAAGGTTAAAAACCTTATTGATGATGAGCAATTCCGTGATGTTTTTCCTCATGTTAAACTCGCAACTGATGCGAAAGCGTCTGGTAGATGGTCTACTTCAAGTGGTGGGGAGTATTATGCAGTGGGTGTTGGTGGTGCTCTTGCTGGGCGTGGTGCTGATTTGTGTATTATTGATGACCCTGTTTCCGAACAGGACGCATTAAGTCCAACAGCATTAGATAATATTTATGAATGGTACACTTCTGGACCTCGACAGCGTTTACAACCTGGTGGTGCATTAATTATTGTTATGACACGTTGGAGTATTCGTGATCTAACGGCAAAAGTTTTACACAAACAAAGCGAAGTTGGAGCTGATAAGTGGGAAGTTGTAGAGTTTCCAGCCGTTATGCCTTCTGGTAATCCATTATGGGGTGAATTTTGGAGTTTAGAAGAATTAGATAGTGTTAAAGCTTCTATTCCTATTTCTAAATGGAACGCTCAGTATATGCAAAACCCTACAGCAGAAGAGGGAGCAATTATTAAACGTGAATGGTGGAATATGTGGGAACATGATGATCCACCTCATTGTAGTTATGTCATTCAAAGTTATGATACTGCATTTAGCAAATCAGATCGAGCTGACTATAGTGCGATTACAACATGGGGTGTTTTTTCACCAGTTGAGGGTGAAGCTGAAGCGATTATTTTACTTGATTCTATTCGAGGTCGTTGGGATTTTCCAGAATTAAAGGAAAAAGCATATGAATTAAATGAGCAATATGATCCAGATATGATCTTGATTGAACAGAAGGCAAGTGGTATGCCTTTAACACAGGAGCTAAGAAGGATGGGTATTCCTGTTACACCTTTTACACCGAGTAGAGGTGCTGACAAATACACTCGTATGAACGCTTGTGCTCCTATATTTGAGAGTGGTATGGTTTGGCGACCAGATACTAATTTTGCTGATGAAGTTGTGGAAGAGTGTGCTTCATTTCCTAACGGAGAACACGATGACTTAGCTGATAGTATGACCCAAGCGATACTAAGATTTAGACAGGGAGGTTTCTTGATAACACCATCAGATTATGACGATGATTATCAATGGAAGTCTAGAAAAAAGGAGTATTATTAGAGAGATGTCTTATTTAATTAGCGATATACCTCATTTTAAATGTTGGGTTAGAAAAGAATTTACTTGTAATCATTTAGATTATCATGGAGAATACCTCCATGCGTTAGCCATAGCTGTAAATACAATACCTGATCGTTCTTTAAGTTTTCAAGTTGTGTTTACAGGGTGCGAACCAGATGGAGAACCAGAGGATACTGTTCATGGTGGAGCAATGTGGGCGAGGATGCCGATAAGTGCTTTAGTTGCAGATATCCCATTAGAGGAGTGGCCGCAAAGAATGGAAACACATTTAGTACAACCTTGGGATTGTAGTTCTCACAATCACTCAGTTATTGTCATGGAGAGGGTAAGCTCAAGTCCTTGGATTTGCAAGATAGACGGAGAGTTTTACGAGGGCAAATATTTATTTACTGTAGATTACACAGAAAGTCATATCGCAGACGATCCTGCACAACACAAGCAGAGTCATGTAATACAACTGACAGATGCAGGAGAGTGGACAGGCAACATTGTTGCTCTGCCAAATAATAGAGTTAGGGCAACAAGTCCTGCTTTATGGGTAACAGGTGAGGGTGCTCCAGACTTTAAGCCAAGTCAACATCTTCATGCTGCCGAATCAGACAGTAGTTATCTAGACCCAGAAATTACTTTTAACAATCTATACGCTCAAGAGGAGGATTAATCATGGCAAAAACAACTAAAAAAGGATTAACAGCTGCACAAAAAAAGCTACCTAAAAAATTACAAGAAGCGATTTTAAAAAAACAAGGCACAAAAGGCATGAAAAATGGTGGTAAAGTGACTACTAAAGGTATGCGTAATGGTGGTCGTGTAAAAGCTAAAGGTATGAAGAATGGTGGTAAAGTTGGCACTAAGGGCATGAAAAATGGTGGTAGAGTTGGCACTAAAGGAATGAAAAATGGTGGCAAGGTTACAACCAAAGGCATGAAAAATGGTGGTAAAGTAAGAAAAATGAGTAAAGGTGGTGCTACTGGAGGAGTTCGTAAGATGAGCAAAGGTGGTGCTATGGGAGGTAAAGTCAAAAGGATGAGTAAAGGTGGTGCTATGGGTGGTAAATCTAGAGGTGGTAGAGCTGCTTTAAGAGGCACTAAGTTTACTGGTGTAAAATGATGAGAAAGAATGTTGGAACAGGTGGCTTAGGTGATGAACCCACCTCTCTAGACTCATCACCTACTTTGTCCACACAGCCATCTGTTTCAACGCCTAGTGATGAATATCTCATGGCGTTGAATAAAGTTAGTAAAGCAAAAAGTCCAAGAGCTAAATTACATTATATGCAACAAGCAGAAATGATTAGAATGAAGGGATAAATTGTGGCTATTGAAAAAGATCTGGGTTCTGGTGGTTTGCCAGAAGATATTAACTTACCATCACCAGAATTAGAACAAGCTGAAATTGATGTTATTGAATTTAATAAAAAACCTAACATAACAGAATTTGATGACGGAAGTGCGATTGTTGGTGAATTTACTGAAGAAACAGAGGTACAAGTTGAAATACCCTTTGATGGTAACTTAGCTCAAGTTATTGATGAAGCTGAATTAGGTCGTATTTCTAATGATCTAACTGGTAGTGTTCAAGATGATATGTCGTCTAGAGAAGAGTGGGAGGGCACATATAAAAAAGGTTTAGAACTTTTAGGAATGAAATACGAAGAAAGATCACAACCTTTTGAAGGTGCAACAGGTGTAATTCATCCTTTATTAGGTGAAGCTGTTACACAATTTCAAGCACAAGCGTATAGAGAGATGTTACCTGCAAGTGGTCCAGTTAGAACACAAGTAATTGGTGAAAATAATTCTGAAACAACACAACAAGCAGAACGTGTAAAGAATTATATGAATTATCAAATAACACATGAAATGGAGGAATACGATCCAGAATTAGATCAGATGTTGTTTTATTTGCCAGTTGTAGGCTCTACGTTTAAAAAAGTTTATTTTGATCCTATTTTGCAAAGAGCTGTTAGTAAGTTTATTCATGCAGAAGATTTGGTTGTTCCGTATACAGCAACTGATTTACTTACTTCACCAAGAATTACACATATCATTAAAATGGATTCTAATGAGGTAAGAAAGTTACAACTTGCTGGTTTTTACAAAAATATTGATCTTCCTTCTTCTGGATATGGAGATGCAGAATATAGCCAAGTTGAAGAAACTATTAATGAAATTGAGGGTGTTTATCCAACAAAAGGATCTGAAGAGCTTACAATTTATGAAATACATACAGATTTAGATATTGAAGGCTATGAGGACATGGGTGAAGATGGAGAACCCTCTGGTTTAAAACTTCCTTATGTAGTTACGATTTTAGAAGAAAATGGTGAAATATTAGCAATTCGTAGAAATTACGAAGAGCAAGATATGTTTCGAAAGAAAAAACCATATTTTGTTCATTATAAATTTATGCCTGGTTTAGGCTTTTATGGTTTAGGTCTAACACATATGATAGGTGGTTTGGCTCAAGCATCAACATCTATTCTTAGACAACTCATTGATTCTGGTACACTATCTAATTTACCTGCTGGTTTTAAAGCCAGAGGTGCAAGAATTAGGGATGAAGACACAGCATTACAGCCTGGTGAATTTAGAGATATTGATGTTGCAGGTGGCGATATAAGAACATCTTTGATGTCCTTACCATTTAAAGAACCATCTGGAACATTGTATAATTTATTAGGAACTCTTGTCGATGCTGGTAGAAGATTTGCTTCTATGGCAGATATGAAAATAGGTGAAATGGGTGGCGAAACACCAGTTGGCACAACGATGGCAATTATGGAACGTGGTACAAAAGTTATGTCTGCAATTCATAAAAGACTTCATTATTCACAAAAGACAGAGTTTAAATTACTTGCAAACATTTTTGCACAAAATCCAAGTCCTTATCCTTATAATTTAGGAAACGTAAATCCAGCGATTAAAGTACAAGACTTTGATGCAAGGATAGATATTCTACCAGTAAGTGATCCAAACATATTCTCTATGTCACAAAGAGTTACACTTGCTCAAACAGAACTTCAGTTGGTTCAATCAAATCCACAAATTCATGGTGGTCCTCAAGGTTTATATAAAGCATACAGAAATATGTATGAAGCTTTAGGTGTTTCTAATATTGATGCTATTCTACCTCCACCTACAGAGCCACAGCCTACTAATCCAGCAAAAGAAAATCAAAATGCGATGATGGGTCAATCTTTACAAGCATTTATTGGTCAAGATCATCAAGCACATATTCAATCTCATTTAGCTGTTTTAGCAACACCAACTGTTCAAACGAGTATGCCAGTAGCAGCTGTTCTTCAAGGACACATACAAGAACATATTGGTATGTTAGCAGAGCAAAAAGCATCAGAAGAAGTGCTCTCACAAATACCTCCAGAACAACAAATGATGTTGCAACAAGATCCAAATATGCAACAACAAATACAAATACAAATACAAAATTTAGCTGCACAATTAATTTCTGAAATGATTGAGCAATATGCAGAAGCAGTGACACCATCACAACCACAACAAGATCCTCTTGTTTCAATTAGACAACAAGAATTAGCGTTAAAAGGTGCTGACATTCAACGTAAGAAAGAAGAGTTTGATAAAAAGCTTGAATTAGATCAACAAGAGGCTATGAATGATACCATGACAGCACAACAAAGAGTTGATATAGCTCAACAAGCATTGAATGATAAAACTCGCATAGCAGAGGAGCGTATTCAAACACAGAGGGATATTGCAACACTTAATTTTAATAAGAGGAATTAATCATGTCATCAGTTAATCAAGAATTTGCACGAAGAGTAAAAGAAGAAAAAGTTTTGCGTAGGAAAAAACTTGAAGGATTAAGTGAAAAACCTACTGTTAAAACTAAGGAGAGGCTTGTAAGTAAAGAGGAAGTTGTTTTAGTAAGAGCTAGAAATGAAGATGGAAAGTTTATAAAAGATGATCCAACAACAGAAAAAAATGAAGCTTGGGTTGAAAAGCCAAAGCCAAAAGTTAAAAAAGCCAAACCAAAAACCACTAAGAAAAAAGTCGGTCGCCCTAAAAAAGTTTAGTAAAATAGCTAGACCACAAAAGTTCATGGGGGTTTTTTAAAATGCCAGATCCTTTGACACTTGGGTTAGCAGCATTTGCTGCGATAAAGAAAGGCATTGAGATAGGAAAAGACCTTTCTCAAATGTCCAAAGATTTTGGTCAACTCTATGATTTTATTGATCAACAAAAAGAAATAAAACAAAAAGGTAGCAAAAACGATGTCTTAGCTAATTACATTGCTTATGAAAAAGCGATGGATATGGAAAGGGAGCTTACTCGTATTATTCAGCAAACAAGAGGAGCTTCAGGTCTTAGAAAATTTAAACAAATGCAACAACAAGCTAAAGAGCAAGAAAGAAAAAGTAGATATGCAGCGATGCAACGTGCAGAAAATATTAAACAAATATTAGGAATTACTTTTGGTGCATTATTATTTATAGGAGCTTTGGCAGCATTAATATATTTCGCAGCTAAATATAGTGATAAGCTATGATGAACGACACAAATATAATTTTACTTGTTATAATAGCTATGGCGTGGTTAACTACACTATACATAGAGCCAAAGTGGTTGTTTGTAAAATGATAGATAGTTTTCATGTTGATAGAAAAAAAAATAGAATGAAGAAATTAGATCCTGATAGTGAATTTAATAAAGCAGATAAAAATGGTGATAATTTAATAACTCATCAAGAACTAGAGGATGAAATTCTACGCAAAAATGCTTCTTTAGACAGAGAAGAACGTAGAATACGCATGGAAAATGCTGATAAGAAAGAAGATCAACAACGATACATGGTTTGGTTTTCTATGCTTACAGTAACAATTTTAATTATTGTCGTTCTTATTCCAGGTTTAATACCTGTTGAGCGACTTGATCATATTGGACCAATTCTTAGCACATTTTTAATTTCTAACATGGGTGTTATTGGAACATTCTTTGGTTTAAGTGCGTGGACAAAAAATAAAACGATGGAAAATGGCAAATGAGAGGTGAATTAAATGTCAAATATATATATTCCAAAAAGCGAAGAGGAGATATTTGCTCCCTTTAGTCCAGTTGTGGGTTATCGTAAAATGTCGCCATCTTTCGTTGATAAGATGAACAGTTCTATGAATGAAAAGATGGAAGACTGGTCACATAATTTAGTTGGAAAAGTTAAACAAGAATTAAAATTTACAGAAGAACTTAATAAACTTTGGGGTCGTGAATTGGGTGATTTTCTCATGCGTTATCAAAGTCATGCAGAACAATATTGTTCTATGGGTAGAACCAACATTAGACCAGATTTATATGAATATAGTGTTGAAGTTACGAGCGGTTGGTTTGTTAGACAGTTTGAGAATGAATATAATCCAATTCATGTGCATCTTGGAAGTTCACTATCTTGTGTTGGATATTTAAAATTACCAGAAGGAATTGAAAAAGAGTGGGAAGAAGATTACAAAGATCATCATCCATCACATGGACATATTCAATTTGTTCATGGTCAAGCTGCAAATCATACTGGATCTAATTTTTTAGTAAAACCACAAGTTGGAGATTTTTTTGTTTTTCCTGCACACTTGCATCATTGTGTTTATCCATTTAAAACTAAAGGAGAGAGAAGATCATTTAGTGTAAATTTCACTATCGTTGCTAAACCAAAAGGAGAAAGTTAATGCCACACTACACGACAAAACTTACAAAAGTTATAAAAGGCTTAAAAAAAGCTTCTAAACTTCATGGCAAACAAGCAGAAACATTAACTGGTATTTTAAAAGATCAAAAAACGAGGTATAAAACTCATGTCAAAAAAAGATCCGAAAGTAGGAACAGGAAAAAAGCCTAAAGGCTCAGGTCGTAGATTATACACTGACGAAAATCCAAAAGATACAGTGAGCATTAAATATGCAACTGTTAAGGATGCTAGAGATACAGTAAAAAAAGTAAAAAATATTAATAAACCTTTTGCACGAAAAATACAAATCTTAACTGTTTTAGAACAAAGAGCTAAAGTATCTGGTAAAAATGAACAAGCAAGAATAGCGAAAAAAGCAAAAGATTCATTAAGAGCAAAAAGAAAGACAACATGAAAATATATTTATTGTTAATTAGTGTTTGGGGATATAATGGCACATATTGGGAATATACTGGTAATCAATATGTAATGAAAGAGTCTTTTACATTTGAAGAGTGTCAAGCATTAATAAATGAGGATAATTGGAAAAGACATGAGAATAATGTATTTTATACAATGCAATTTGATTGTGTATTAGAAAATTCATATTGAGGGGTAATTAAATGAGTATAATAGGACAATTAATAGGACCAGTAACTGGTATTCTTGATAAGGTAATTGAGGATAAAGATCAAAAAGCAAAACTTGCACACGAAATAGCAACTATGTCTGATAATCACGCTCAAGAGGCGTTATTAGCACAATTAGAAATTAATAAAGCTGAAGCACAATCAGGTAGTTTATTTAAGGGAGGTTGGCGGCCAGCAGTTGGTTGGATTTCAGCGTTGGCATTCCTATACCATTTTATACTTCAACCTTGTATTATTTTTTTAGCTACTTTATTTGGTGCAGACATACCTGAACTTCCAGAATTTGAAATGGGAACTCTTTTAACTGTGTTGGGAGGGATGCTAGGTATCGGTGGTTTGAGGACTTATGAAAAACAAAAAAAACTTACAAAGTAAGAGTGTTTGCGAAGTATGTAAAACAAAAAAAAATAAATATTGGGTTTATAAAATAAATAAAACTTGGGTGGAAATGGATGAAGTTTGTTTAAAATGTTTACAAAAAGAGAGAAAAAAAAATGAAGAAAAATTTTGAAAAATCTTTAGAATTAGTACTTCACCATGAAGGTGGATACGTAAATCATCCCAAAGACCCTGGTGGTGAAACTAATTTAGGTGTTACTAAAAGAGTTTGGGAAAAATGGATAGGGAGAAAAGTCCAAGAAGGAGAGATGAAAAATCTAACGCCAGAGGATGTTAAAGATTTATATAAAAAAAGATATTGGGATCGAGCTAAATGTGATGATCTACCAAGTGGAATTGATTTTTTTACTTTTACTTTTGCCGTTAACTCTGGTCCATCACGTTCTGCAAAAACTTTACAATCTGTTATTGGTGCAACAGTAGATGGAGGAATAGGACCTAAAACTTTAGCACAGTTAGCTGAACACAATACAGAAACTGTGTTAAAAAACTTTCATGCTAAACGACAATCTTTTTATGAGGGTTTAAGAACTTTTCAAACTTTTGGTAAAGGTTGGACAAGAAGAAACAATGAAGAACTTGACTCTGCAAGAGATTTGTTAGCATAGTAAAATTTTATGGCAATATTTAGTTTGTTATGCTAAATCTTGATATCATGTGGTACTAGGAGTATATATATGGACGCTATATCACTAGCAGAATATTTATTAAAAGACATTAGGCAAAGAAAACAAGATTTTGCAGATTCTTTGGTTAGTGGATCATGCGATACGATTGAAACGTATCGGTTTACAGTAGGTCAAATACGAGGAATGACTTATGTAGAAGATTTAATTGTTTCCTCGATGAAAGGTATAGAGTTAGATGAATAAAAAAATATTTGTTCCTCAAAAGAAAATTATAGGTGCAACAAGCCGTATTCCAAAAGCAGTTGAAAAAGCATTTCCAAAAGTAGAAGAGTCTAAAAATTCAGAAGACCCTTCAAAATTTAAACCATCCGTTTTGGAGAGATTGCCTCAGCCAGTTGGATATAGATTGTTAGTAATTCCTTATTACATGAAACAAACGACAAAAGGTGGAGTGTTTATTCCAGACGCTACAAGAGATAAAGAGAGCTTTGCTACAGTTGCAGCCTATGTTGTTAAACTAGGACCTGATGCTTATAAAGATTCGGAAAAGTTTCCAAGTGGACCTTGGTGTGTTGAGAAAAATTGGGTTCTTATGGGAAGATATGCTGGAAATCGTTTTAAAGTGGACGGATTAGAAGTTAGGCTAATAAATGATGATAATATTATAGCAACTATACTTGACCCATCAGATATTTCGTATGTATAAGATAAGAGAGGAAAATTAATAATGTCAGTAGAACCACAAAAAGTAGAAGAAGTAACATCTGTTGAAATTGAACAGGAAGAAGATAAAACAAATGCAAGTGCAGTTGTTGATATTGATTCTGATGGTCAAACTAAAACACAAATAGTGACTGATGATAATTCAGATGAATTAGAAAATTATAGCGACAATGTTAAAAAACGTATTAATCAACTTACTGCTAAAAGAAAACAAGCTATTGAAGAAGCTGATGCAGCTTATCAATATGCACAACAAAAAGAACAAGAAAATACTCAATTAAAAGAGAGATTAAATCAGCTTAATCAAGGTTACAATAATGAGTATGAAAACAGAGTTAAAAGTCAAACAGCACAAGTAAAAGAAATCTATAAAAAAGCTTATGACGCTGGTGACTCTGAAAAAATGGCTGAAGCACAAAACCTCATGTCTAGATTAGCCGTTGAGGAGGAAAGACTTCGAGTTCAAAAAGCTCAAGTAGAGCAACAAAAAGCACAACAACAACCACAAGCTCAACAAATACAACAACCACAAGCTCAACAAGTTCAACAGCCTATTCAACAACAGAGGCGTGATCCTAAATTAGAAAGTTGGCTTGAAAAAAATAATTGGTTTGGTTCAGATCAAATAATGACAAATGTTGCTAAAACAATACATGAGCAAATAGTTAGAGATGAAGGTTTTGATCCTCTTACAGATGAATATTATCAAGAGATAGATAAGAGAATGAGAGCAGAACTACCTCACAAGTTTCAGGATAAACGTGCAAACGTCCAAGCCGTTACTCCTGCGTCTAACGGACGGAATGTTAAATCTGGACGGAAAAAATCTGTGCAACTAACGCCTGGTCAAGTGGCATTTGCAAATAAAATGCGAATACCTTTGGAAAGATACGCTAAAGAAGTAGCGAAATTAGAAAATAAAAGGAGCTAATTATGGCTGATAGAATAAATCGAGAAACAGTGACTCGTGAAAAAACTGAAAGAGTAGCCGAATGGAAAGCTCCAACTACATTAGAAGCTCCTGAAGCTCCTATTGGTTATAAACATCGTTGGATTCGTGAAAGTGTTATGGACTTTGATGATCGTAATAATATTCACAAAAAACGGAGAGAAGGATATGAATTGGTTCGTGCCGAAGAATATCCAGACTTTGATGCACCTGTTATAGATGAAGGTAAAAACGCTGGTTGTATTGGCGTTGGTGGCTTAATATTAGCTAGAATACCAGAGGAAATAGCAGATCAAAGGAATACTTATTATAGCCGTAAGGCACAAAATCAAATGGATGCAGTTGATAATGATTGGATGAAAGATAATAATCCAGCTATGCCTAAACTGAATCCACAACGTAAATCCTCTGTGAGTTTTGGCTCACGGAAAATTAAACAGGAGTAATTTAAAATGGCAAATAAAGATGCAGCCTTTGGTATGCGTCCTATTGGAAGAATCGGTGGTACACCTTATACTGGTGGACAAAGCCGATATAGAATAGCAGCCAATTATGGAACTTCTATCTTTCAAGGTGATATGGTAGCACAAGTAACAGGTGGTGGTATCGAAGTTCACGCAGATGGAGGAACTGTTCCAATCGTTGGTGTTTTCAATGGATGTCAATTTACCGATCCAACAACTGGAGAACAAAAGTTTCAAAACTTTTATCCAGCAAGCACAAACGCCTCAGACATTATTGCTTTTATAATTGATGACCCCATGGTTATTTTTGAAATACAAGCAGATGACACTTTTCCAGTTGCTGATTTATTTGGTAACTTTGATATTGTGTATACGTCATCTGGAAGCACAGTAACTGGTATTTCTGGTGCTGAGCTAAACGTAACCGATGGTGGTACTGGTACAACTTTACCATTAAAAGCAATAGACATATCCGAAGACCCAGAAAATTCTGATGTAGCTTCTGCAAATACAAATGTAAAAGTTGTTATTCAGAATCACATTTTTGGTGTCAAGGGTGCTGGATTAGCATAAGGAGAATTAGACATGGCAATATCTAGAGCACAGCTCGCTAAAGAACTAGAACCAGGTCTAAACGCCTTGTTCGGTATGGAGTATGATCGTTACGAAAACGAACACTCTGAAATATTTGATGCAGAAACTTCTGATCGTGCATTTGAAGAAGAAGTAATGTTATCAGGTTTTGGAAACGCACCGACTAAATCAGAAGGTGCTGGAGTATCATTTGATGTAGCAAACGAAGCGTTTACTGCAAGATATACTCACGAAACTGTTGCACTTGCTTTCGCTCTTACAGAGGAAGCAATAGAAGACAATCTTTATGATCGTCTTGGAGCAAGATACACGAAAGCTCTTGCTCGTTCTATGGCACACACTAAGCAGATTAAGGCTGCAGCTGTTCTAAACAATGCGTTTAGTTCAAGCTTTACTGGTGGTGATGGTGTAGAGCTATGTGCAACAAATCATCCATTATCTGGTGGTGGTACTTTTGCAAATGAACCATCAACAGCTGCTGATTTAAACGAAACATCTTTAGAAGATGCTTTAATTAGTATCTCTACATTTGTTGATGAACGTAACATGATTGTAGCGATGAGAGGTATGAAACTGATTGTACCACCTCAACTTCAGTTTATTGCTGATAGATTGTTAGAATCAACATTACGTCCAGGAACAGCAGACAATGATGTAAATGCTCATCAAAACATGGGAATGTTACCACAAGGGTATACCATCAATCACTTTTTAACAGATACGGATGCGTTTTTTATTAAAACAGACGCACCTAATGGTTTTAAAATGTTTGAGCGTTCACCACTTTCAACTTCAATGGAAGCTGATTTTGATACTGGTAATATGAGATTTAAAGCCAGAGAAAGATATTCTTTTGGTTTCTCAGACCCAAGATGTGTATTTGGTTCTCCTGGAGCTTAAATACAAACATTTTTACAATATTATAGAGAGGCAATTTATTTGCCTCTTTATTTTTTTTTAAAACTATATTAGAGTGTAATCGTGGACATGATAAACCTTGACAGTTATACAATATAACTGACGCAGCCAAGACAAGGAGATTAACATGGCTAATACAACATTTAGAGGAACAGTAAGATCAGCAGAGGGATTAAAAGTTATATCTATTAATTCAACTACTGGTGCAGAAACAGAAAATCTTGCTATTGATTCAAGTTCAAATATACAATCAAAGGGTACATTAATATCTGCTGGTACAAGAAAAATACAAACATTTGTGGGAACTCTTGCTGAAACTAACGCAGCTTCAACTGCTTATGCAGATGGTGATGTTCTTGTAGAGCTTGGTGCGTTAGATACCACAGCACCTGCAAGTATTGTAACACCAACAAAATTCTTTATACACAGAGCTTTAGTAGGTATCACTACGGCAGCTGGTGAAACTTTAGTTGGTAGTCTGCAATTAAGTGCAACTTCTGGTACAGCGACTAATGCAGCCGTATCTTCAGGAACAGAAATTGTTGGTGCTGGTGTAACTTCATTTAACGAACAATTAAGTGCCACACAATCTATTACTGAAATAGATATTAATTTTAACGATAGTGCTGGAAATTATCATATATTTGTTCCTAATATTACTGCTGCCATAGCAAGTAAAAACTTGTATGCAGCTGCCACAACCACTGTAAATGCTGATATAACGGCTGGTCGATTTACTGTCGAACTAGAATATTCAGTATTTTAATGATTGGGGGTTTTAAACCCCCTTTTAAATAGAGGAGAGAAAGATGGCAGCATCAGACGTAAAAGCTTTAACAATAGCAGATACAAACGCATCTGACGATGATCGAATTGTTACGGCAGCAAGACCAAATACAACAGCTACATTAGCTAATACAACATTTGCAGGTGGTGGAGCTAGAAACATAATAGTAACTACAACAGGAACTGGTGATAATGGAAAAACTACCACAATCACTGGTACGGATGTTTTTGGTAATACTTTAAGTGAAACTATTACATCAACAGGATCAGCAGAGGCAGTTGCAGGAACAAAGTTATTTCTTACTGTTTCAGCAGTGGAGTGTTCAGCACAATATGCAGCAAATATTAAAGTTGGTTCTGGAACATCATGTGCTCAAGCAGTTTTAGGTGGAGAAAGAGTAAGAATTAAAGGATTATCTATTGTTTCAGGTGGAACAGCAGGTTCTGTTTCTTTTATTAATGGAACACCAGAAACTGGTACAACATTATTTTCATCAAGAACTATTGGAACTGCAAATGCTACAGTAGATAGAACTATACCACAAAATGGTGTTTTGTTTGAAAATGGTGCAACTGTAAGTTACACATTAGATGTTACTGACAATACCACAGTATTTTTTGGATAGGATATAACATGGCTTCTAAAGGTAAGATGCCAAAAAGAAACAAAAAAAATTTCAGACCTACGAAAAAAGGTGCTGGAATGACAGCAGCTGGTGTTAAAGCTTATCGTAAGCTTAATCCAGGTTCTAAATTAAAAACTGCTGTAACTAAGAAAAAAAACCTAACTGAGAAAGAAAAAGCGAGAAGAAAATCTTTTTGTGCAAGGTCTGCTGGTCAAATGAAAAAATTTCCAAAAGCAGCCAAAGATCCAAATAGTCGTTTACGTCAAGCTAGAAAAAGATGGAGATGTTAATGGTTATATCACGATCACAAATGTCTGAGCAAATAGATAAGTCACCAAGTAAGAGGAAAACAAAAATGGATATGCCTAAAGGATTAACATATTATAGAAAAGGTGGTAAAGCTTCTAAAAAAAGTAAAGGAAGTAAAATTTGTCCAGAAGGCAAAGCATGGGCGAAAAGAACTTTTGATACATACCCATCAGCTTACGCTAATTTAGCTGCTTCAAAATATTGTAAAGATCCGAACTATGCTAAAAAAGCAAAAGGTGGTAAAAGAAAAGGTAGATAAATGGGTGAATTAAAAAATTGGTTGAAACAAAACTGGGTAAGGATAGGTACAGATGGTGAAATTAAAGGTCCTTGTGGCACTTCAAAAGATAAGAAAAATCCTGATAGATGTTTACCTAAAGCTAAAGCTCAAAGTCTTAGCAAGTCTGAACGTGCCAAAACAGCCAGAAAGAAAAAAAGAGAAGGTGCAAAAGGCAAAACAGTCGTCCAAAACACGAAAAAAGCGAAAGTAAGAAATTTAGAAAATGGTGGTGAAGTTAAAGCTATGAATAAGCCAAAAAGAAAATTTAATGGAAAAACTAAGCCAAATCAAGCTGTTGCTAGAGGTTGTGGTGCAATCTTAGCAAATAAAAGAAAAGTAACAAAAGGTGCTGTAACGCAATCATAAGGAAAAAAAATGGCAGTTTCTGGATCTACAAATTTTGAATTAGATGTTGTTGAGTATATAGAAGAGGCTTTTGAACGATGTGGTTTAGAGGTTAAAACTGGTTATGATTTAAAAACTGCTAAAAGGTCATTAAATCTTATGTTAGCTGAGTGGGCGAACAGAGGTTTAAATCAATGGACAATAGTTCAAAGAACTCAAGCACTAACAAAATCTGATGGAGAGTATAGTTTAGGAGCTGATGTTATTGATGTCTTATCTGTTTCTATTTTAAGAAGTGATATATATTATTCATTAGAAAGAATAAGTAGAGATACTTATCTTGCGATACCAAATAAAGCAACAACTGGAAGACCCACACAGTTTTTTTTAGATAGACAGATTACACCTAATTTAAAGATTTGGCCGCTACCAGAAAATAGTACAGATGTAATATATTATGATGCACTCACTCGAATAGATGATGCAGATGATTATACTAATACGCTAGATTTACCTTTTAGGTTTTACCCTTGTTTAGCTGCTGGTTTGGCTTATTATATAGCAATTAAAAGAGCACCAGATCGAATACAATTATTAAAGTCTGTATATGAAGAGGAGTTTCAAAGAGCAATAGCAGAGGATCGAGATAGAGCCTCAATTAATATTACACCAGAACTAAGGGATTATAGAATTGTCTAAGTACGCATCAGGTAAATACGCATATGGAATATCAGATCGTTCTGGTTTTCGATATCGCTTGCGTGACATGAGGCAAGAATGGAATGGTCTTTTAGTAGGAAAAGATGAGTTTGAACAAAAACACCCACAACTTTTTCCTATTCGAGTTAGACCAGATGGACAAGCACTTAGAAAAGCAAGACCAGAAATTACATTAGATCAAGAAAGAATCATACAGTATGGTTTTAATCCAGTTGGTTTTTCTGATCCTTTAAATTTATTTGATATTAATAATTTAGTTGCAAATGGGTTAGTGGGAAGTGTTACTATTGGTGGAGATGCAACTAGCATAGATACAGAAACTGATACAGATACTGATGCAGATAGTTTACCTACAGCAACATTAACTGGTTTTGGTATTGCTGCTTCAGTAGGAACAGTAACTATATCAACATCTTCTGGACTTGCAGCAACATATACTGTCACTGTGGTAGGAGGTAATCCTTCAAACCATCCATATTATAATTTTGGCTCTTCAAATAAATTTGCAATAAATGGATCTACTGCAACGGCAGACGTTAATTTAAGTTTAAGTGAAGGTAGCACTTATAGATTTGACCAATCTGATTCTTCTAATATTGGTCATCCATTAAGATTTTCCACAACAGCAAATGGAACGCATGGAGGTGGTAGTGAATATACAACTGGTGTTACAACCAACGGAACACCAGGTTACGCTGGAGCATATACGCAAATAGAAATTGCATCTGGTGCTCCGACATTATATTATTATTGCACAAATCATAGTGGCATGGGAGCACAGATAAACACATGAGTTTTACATATGCACAACTTAAATCAGCATTACAAGATTATACACAAAATGATGAAACTTCATTTGTTTCTAATTTGCCAAACTTTATTCGATTAGCAGAAGAAAGAATATTACAATCAGTGCAACTTAATATTTTTCAAAAAAATGTTACTGGTAATATGACATCTGATAATCAATATTTAGCAGCACCTTCAGATTTTTTAGCACCTTTTTCATTAAGTATAACAAACAGTAGTGCAAAAGAATATTTACAATTTAAAGAATTAGAATTTATTTATTCATATAATCCTAATTCGTCCACAACTGGTACACCAAAATATTATGGACAATTTGATGCTGATTACTTCATAATTGCACCAACTCCTAATTCAGCATTTACAGTGAATTTAAGTTACTTTTATAATCCACCAAGTTTAACCTCTGGAGCAGATTCTGCAACAACTTGGTTAAGTGAAAATGCAGAAAATGCTTTACTTTACGGCTCGTTAGTTGAATGTTATACCTACATGAAAGGCGAACAAGATATTATGAATATGTATAATGTTAGATTTGGACAAGCGTTAGGTAGACTTAAAAATCTTGGTGAAGCACAAGAGGTATCTGATGAATATTATTTAGGACCAATTAGAAAGGCTAAAACATAATGTTAAACTCATTATCAATGTCAAATGATTTTTCTGTAAATGTAGAAACTACAGATAATAGAGGTTTTACTCCAGAGGAAACAGCAGAGAGATGTGTTAACAAATTAATAGGTATTTCGAACAATGCTCATCCAGCTATTAGAGATCAAGCTCATGCTTATCGAAAAGAAATGGAAAAAATAATTGCAATTTATATGCGTCAGGCTATTAAAAGTGATAGAACTACTGTATATAATGCGATTAAAGATTCAGGAAACCCCAAACTAGCTGAATATATAAGGAGAATGTGATGGCTTTTACTGGAAACTTTTTGTGTACTTCTTTTAAGAAAGAACTTATGACAGGCACACATAACTTTACTGCAACGACAGGCAATACATTTAATATTGCCTTATATGATAATAGTGCAAGTTTTACAGCAGCAACAACTGCATATACAACAAGTAACGAAATATCAGGTACAAATTACTCTGCAAAAGGACAAGCTCTAAACCCAGTGACACCAACTACAAGTGGTACAACAGCTTTAGTTGACTTTGCAGATGAGGTTTTTTCAAACGTAACCATATCATCTGTTAGAGGTGGATTAATATTTAATGACACTGCAACTGGCGATCCATCAGTAGCTGTGTTAGACTTTGGTGCTGATAAAGCAGCAAGTAGTGGAGATTTTACAATAGTGTTTCCAACTGCTGATGCAAGTAACGCAATAATTAGGATAGCTTAATGACAACAGTTGCCTATAAAGGTTGGGATAATGTACTAACAACTTGGAATACAGGTACATGGGATGGTGAGCAATCTGTCGATAACGCTGCCACAGCTTCTGTAGGACAAGCTGTTTTAGAGGGTGACGCTATTGTTAATGTCACTGGTGTTTCTGGTACAGCAACACTTAATGATGTATTTACAACTAACAATGGATTAGGTTCAACTGGTTCTATAGGCACAATATCAATATCTACTGGTACAAGTTTTAGTGTAACTGGTGTATCAGGCACGGCAAGTGTTAGTGATGTATTTACAACAAATACAAATACTGCTGTTCAGATGACAGCAAGTATTAACAGTGCAACAGTTTCTGTCACTGGCACAGCAACAATAAATGTAACTGGAGTAAGTGGAACAGCAAGTGTGGGAGAGCTAGGTGTTATTTGGAGTACAATAGTTCCTAGTCAAACACCTAATTTTAGCACAATATCACCAAGTCAAAGTCCTTCTTGGACAGACATAGCAGCATGAGGATAAAAAATGAGTACGTTTGTCAATAACCTTAGATTAGAAGAGATAGGCTCTGGAGAAGCTTCTGGTACATGGGGTACTAAAACAAATACAAACTTAGAACTCATAGGTGAGGCACTAGGTTTTGGAACAGAAGCAATTACAACCAACGCAGACACTCATACGAGTACAGTTGCTGACGCTTCTGCTGATGAAGCAAGAGCTTTATATTTAAAATATACTGGTACACTTGATTCAACTTGCACCATCACGATTGGTCCTAACACAATGAAACGTGTTCATATTATCGAAAACGCTACAAGTGGATCACAAAGTATTATTATTAAACAAGGATCTGGTGCAACAGTAACGATAGCAAATGGACAAGTTAAGATTGTTTTCTTAGATGGAGCTGGCTCTGGAGCAGCTGTAACTGATGCTTTGCAAGACTTAGCAGTACCAGATTTGTTTGTCGATGATGATTTATCACTTCAATCTGATGGAGCTATTGTAAACTTTGGTGCAGATAGTGATGTAACATTAACACACGTTGCAGATACTGGTCTAACGATAACAAATACTAACACTGGTGATAATAAGCCTGTTGTTTTGCAATTAAAATCCGAAGAAGATGCTATAATCGCTGATGAAGTAATTGCATCGATTGAGATGGCTGCAG